GCATTGGTATTGTAGAACAACCTACAACAATTAGACTAAAAATAAGTGGGCTAATTTTTTTCATTGTTTAATCCTTTTAGCATATTAGTATAATACCGTAACACTTCAATAGTTTTCAACTCTTCAACACTCCAAGATGTATAAGCTAAATTGTATAACCATTGTTGCCTGTCTTCCCATTTAAATTCTTTAAATGCATTTTCAATCTTAGCTAAATCAGTTAAATACATAGGTGAACCAAATGTTCTGGGACTCAATGCAAATGTAGGTATACCTTCTGTGACTGCTTCTAAAGCACCAGATGAACTATGTGTGACCACACTGTGTGCACCATTTAATGATTCAAATAAAGTTCTTCTTGATGCTGGACAGTTGTGCACTTGCAAGTTATCAATACCATCAATACATTTATCTAAAGGTGAACGAGGGTCTATTTTTGGATGTGTTCTATAGATAATTTTTCTGTCTGTGTGTTCTCTTATTTGTTGCAATGTTCTATTAGCAAACAAAAAGTAAGGTTCTAAATCATCAAACTGCCAACCAGTTTCTGATTGTGCTAAAAATACAATATGTCCATCTTTATTTTCTTGTGGTTCTTTTTCTGTAAATTTAAACTCTTTTTTAAATGCTTCGTATCTTTCAGCTGGTAAGTCTTGATTCCAAAAAGTACCTTCACCAGTACATGAATTTAGTCCTAGCCTAAACATAAATGTTTCATTACTGTTTAGTGCATTTCTAATATGAGTTGAAAATGCTGCTGAGTCTAAGAAAAATACTGGCTGTTTTGCAGCTTCAATATTTCTAATAAGTACTGCTCTTTCTACTTCTAATTTTCTTTGAGTATAAGAACCAAAAGCAAATCCAACATCTGCACTTACTGTATGAGTACCTTCATGCTTGTATGCTGTAAATTCACCACCTGAATTATTTGCTGCACTGACTATGGATTCTAAAGCTGCAGTGATAGGATTACCACCGTTATATCTTTTACCAGCTTTAATCGATGAGATATAGCTTACTATTTTCATAACAAATTCCTTCACGCATTTCTTTTATAGAGTATTGTTTATAAGCTAAATTATAGAACAATTGTTCTCTATCATATAGTTTTAAATTATTTATTTGGTCCAGAGTATTGCTACACCAAGCAGCTGGACAGTGTTCTTTATTTGTAGATACTACTGGTATACCAGCTTTGAGTGCATCAATAGATGTTAAAGAACCTGCTGTAATTAAACAATATGCATTTTCTAATTCATCTTCAATACTTTTCTTAGCAACAGACGGACCAGATGTACCTTTACCTCTTGGTTTCAATCTTAGTTTAATTGGTCTATCAGTTTGGTCTGACACATAGTCTACTACTTTTTGTACCCATTGTTCTACTGTCATACCAGTCATATAATGAGTCATTGTCTGTGATGATGGACATATTAGTATATGTTCACCTTGTGTTTGCCAAGGTTTTACTTCATACTCTCTCCAATCTAAATATCTGTCAGCTGGTACATTTAACCTACGATTATCATGCAAACTATTTGAACACCATCTCCAATAAGTGTTTTCCCAATCTTCATTATTTGGGTCATACCTTCCATAATAAGGCATATCACAGAAAATATAATTATCACCACTATCCATGATTTGTGTGTTATTACCTATCAATCCCCATAGTACATAATTATTAAACAATCCACTGTTAATTTTTGCACCTGGCCAACCTTGTTCTAAAGCTGCATAAATTCTTTCCATCTTTGGAGATGGTCTAGGCTGAATTAAAGATATTCCTTTAGAAGTCTCCAAGGTTCTCCTCCTTCCAATTCTTCTTGATACCACTCAGTATAAGCCATCTTTTCTAGCCATTCAGTTCTATCAGGCTTATTAGGTGTATCAATATTTTTAACATCAGTTGTCAAATCATAAGCAAATGAATTAGGACTTGTGATTACAGGTACACCATTCAATATTGCTTCAATTGCTGGTCCAGACGACCAGTTAATCACACAATGAGTCTTTTCTAATAACTGTGGAAAATCTACTTTATCAATATCATTTACAGACTTAGGCTGTGATATTAATGTGTCAGGGTGGTGATAACTGATATAGGTAAAATCTGTTAGATAGTCTCTAGGATGTGGTCTTAATACAATAGGTCTTTTAGTATGTTTTTTTAGTACATCAATCCACTGAACGACCCATTTTTCCACAGGTGGTAAACCATGCCACTGCATCGAGTCTCCTCTTTGAGTCGCAATAACAATGTAGTCTTTAGGCTCTGATTCTCTCCAAGGTTTGACGTCAATTCCAAATTTTTGCCATCTTGGTTCTTCTTGTGGTTGTGGGAATTTTGCTGCTGCATTTATACCATCAATTCCTAATCGCCAAGTAAGTCCTCTTCTTAATTGTCCGATTTCGATGACAACGACTGGCTTTCCTCTGCTTTTGAAATCATTGTAGACATCAGCGTTAGGCTCCATTCTGCCAGCGAAAAGAATAGACCAAATAACAGCAACATCAGCATTCCTATCATTGTAAACAACATCATCACCGCAAGACTCAATCCCTCTACTAAGGGCTTCAAATATTGGAGGACTGTTAAGCGCACCATAAGCAGTGAATAAACTTACTTTCATTGTAAGTATTATACTTCATTAATAATAGGATTTAGTGCTTTTCAGGAATTTGGTGTATGAAGACATCACATCTGCAGCATCATCTACAGCTGATGGCATAGACTCTCTATCATGGTATTCTACTTCTTCTCTGAAAGTAGTTTTAGGAATTCTATCAATCTTAAATTGTGATGGACCCATTCCTCTTCCTCTTGGGTCATTTGGTCCAGCTTTACCTTTAAAATCTCTTATTTTAGTATCAAATTTTAAAACTTTCATTGGTGCTGAATTAAACATACTTTTTGCAGCTGACATCGCTTCTCTTTTAAAGTCATTGTAGCTAGATTTTTTAAGAGCAAATATGAATGCTTCTTCATCTGGCGATGGATATCTACCAGGGTGTTCTTGTCTATGTCCTGGAACACCTAAAACATATTTGCCATCACTAAAGAAAATAAAATCAAAATGGCCATCATCTTTATCATAACAATGAGCCACAATTGGTTTTCCAAATTTTGGATTATGGAATTTCATTGGGTCTTGACGAATAATATCTGTGTCCACACTATCACCATCTGATGAATCCATTAATTTATCACCAATAGCAGATTCTTTTATATCAGTGTGTGGTGGTAATTCTTTATCTTCTTTTACTGGTACCTCTTTTCCACTACGGTCAATAAAGATATCGTAAGCAGTAAAATCACCTTTGTCTAATTTTTTATTTTCTCTTGGATACATTTTGTTCAACATACTCTTAAATCCACTTGGATGATGTTTTTGCGCACTCATAATATGGTTGGGGTCAAACAAAGTCAGTAGGTCATCTACTGCGTATTTCTCACCTTTAGTTTTTATCTTTAATTTTCTGTAGAGTTTTGCTCTAAATACAACAAATTTTTTGTGACCAGCAGTACCTCTATCTGATATATCCGGCATCTGAAGTTTCTTTTCTGGTAATGCTTGACCAGTGACATCACTATCTTCATATCCAAACTTTTGATATCTTTGTTTAGCCATATCAGTAGCTTTTTCTAATTCATCATCTTCAATATCAGGACTAGGCGCTTCACCATCATCTACATTATCTCCAGTTGAATCATCAGTAGCTTCTTTAGCAGCTCTTAAATAATCAGCCATTTCTTTATATGCATCATCATCTTCTTTTACAGTACATTTATACTCTTTTTCTTTAAATACAAATGTTTTCTTACCATCAACAAAAGCTTGTCTGGCAGCTAATATAAATGCACGTTTTTCTGATATTGTAATATCAGCTTCACCTAATAGAGATTCAGCACTGAGTTTTGCTGCAATAGCCATTTGGCGTCTTTTTTCTTTTGATTTTCCTTTGAATTGTGGGGCGTCAGATTTATAGAAATCTTTTATCCAATCACCCATGTCGTCTGATTTATCTAAGGGCATTTTAGAACCTGTCTATGTTAATCGATTCTTCTTCCATTCCTAACTTTTTAAGTTCTTTCTTAATAAGTCTATCAAGCTTTTTCATTTCTGGTTTCATGAATGCAGCTTTACCAAACTTACCAATCATATCAGCTTTTTGTTTCATCAGGTCTGAATATTTTAAGAATCTAGAGCTTTCATCGATATCTTCGCCTTGTGCTTTCTTCAGTGCGTCTTGAGTAGGTGCACCCTTCTCACCTTTTTTTCTCATTCTTTCACCACGTTTTCTTTTTGCGTGAATATTAGCCCATAGACCTTTTTCTTCTAGTTCTTTTTGGATATCTTCAGGAAATGCTACATCTTCAGCATAGAATTTTAGTGCAGCCATTACACTAGGATTTTTTGATAATCCTCTTTCTAATTTTTCAATTTGCTTTACAGCATTAGTATAATCACCATCAGCTTCTACAGCAATTTCCATAGCCATGAGTAGATTTTGTTTATGTTTTTCTACATCTCTCTCATTTCTAAATCTAATTTTTGCTTCAGCAAAGATATTCTTTTGTCCAGTAAATACTGACATAGTACTCTCCTCTTTATCACCATACATCTGATGGTATTTTTTAGTGTGTTTAGAAACTTTTGTTTTCTTTAGATTACCATCAGCATCTTTATCACCTGGTGCTGGTTTGTAAGCGTCTGGGTCATCATCATCCATTTTAGCTTGCTTTTTAAACTGGTCTTCTCTATCGTCTTTTTTAGATTGTTTGACACCTTTCATATAGTTGCCATCATCTTTCATATTCTTATCTTCTTCTACAGCTTCTTTCTTAACTTTTGCAGCTAAGTCTTTGTCAGCTTTTCCCCATGTACCAGAACCTTTACTAATAAAGCTATTTACTCTGGCAAATGCCCATTGTTGTTGAGTAGCACCTGGACGGTGACCTGTTTTCCAAGCAGCCATACCACGGTCATATACTTGTTTTAATATACCGTATGATATACCACTTGCTTTAGATTTCTTTTCTAGGCCTGCAATCTTCTTTTCAATTAAAGCAGCCTGCTCGAATGGATTGTCTTGGAATATACTCATTGTACATTATTTATTTCTTTGAGTCTTTAATCTTAGAAAAATTACCATCTTTATAGAACTCTATAAATCTATTGAATCTGTCAGCATTGTGAGCCTTGTGTGATATAACAAATATATTAGTATTTTCCATATTAGCTATGATATCCCACAACATCTCTGTTGCATCAGCATCAAGAGAACTATCACCTACTTCATCCATCATAAGCAAATTAGTATTTACTGAGTTCTTAATTTTAGCTATTTCTCTCCATGTAAACATCAACGCCAAATCGATTCTCATCTTTTCGCCTTCTGAGAATGAAGCATAAGTAAAGTTATCTCTATATCTAGATTTGATTACCTCATTAAATTGTTCATCTAAAGTAAATGAGAATGCAGCTGACATCTTTTCTAGATGTAGATTTATAAGTCTATTCATAACAGGTACATATTGCTTTATAATCTTAGCTTTAATACCTGTATCTCTTAACAATAACTTACATACATCGTATAAGTGTTTTTTCTCACTCATACTCATAAGCTCTTTTGTAATCTCTGTTTCCTCAGTAAATAGCGAGGCTAGTAACTCCTTAGCAGTGGGTAATGAAGTATCATCATTTTCTATTTTCAGATTTTCATTAAGTGTACTAAGATAAGTGCTAAGGGTACTAACCTCACTTCTTACCGAAGATTGCTGACTTATCAGCTCGGCAATTTCTTGTTCTTGTGCTCGTGCACTTTCCAATTCTTCGGATAACTTGGCAATAGCTTTTTCATAAGCAGGGATGAGAGCCTCATTTTTCGCTTTTTCCTCTTCAAGGCTGCTAATTTTTTCGTTCTTGAACGACTCTGAAATTTCTTGTCCGCAAACTTCGCACTCAGTTTCTGTTCGATAGTAAGCGATGCGCTTCTGTTTTTCATCTATTTTCCTCCTTAAATCACGGCCGCGGGTTTCGCACTTATGTTTGTTATCCACAGCTTGGTTTACATCTGGTGCAGCAATAGCATCTATTTTAGTTTGTAATTCATCGTTTTCATCTTCAAGTATCTTTCTTTCACCTTCAACTCTTTGTATCTCTTTTTTAATCTTATCTGCTGACTGTTCAGTTTTCTTTTGTAATGTTTCAATAAGGCTTTTTTGTCCGTTAATTTTAGTAGTATGGACTTCTTTTTGATACTCTTTTTCTTTTACATCTAAATCTAAATCACTAATCTTAGTTTTAAGAATATCATTCATCTTAGAGAAAATTGTAATATCTAGAATCTCTTCGATAATCTGCCTTCTTTCACCTGTATTCAAGTCCATAAAAGACTGATACCTAGCAGAACCTAAGATAATAATCTGTGTAAATGATTTAAAGTTAAGACCAATTAAATCTTCTAGTTTCTTTTGATACTCTTTTTGGTGTGCATCTTGAGTTATAAGAGTTTCATTCTTATAAATTTCGAATATACCTGGTTTCATACCTCTTACCACACGATAAGAGGTATTGTTAACGTCAAATTTAACTTCAACCAAGCAGTCTTTATCATTGACTGAATTTATAAGCTGAGTTTTGGAAACGTTACGATATGGTCTATTAAAAATAGCATAGCATATCGCATCTAATACTGTAGATTTACCACTACCATTTTGGCCTGTAATTAATACAGATGGTCTATCATTTAAGAAAATCGTATTGCCATTATTTCCTGTGCTTAAAAAATTCTTATAAGATATTTCCTTAAATGTTATCATCCGCTTCTTTCGCTTCTTCGTAAATCTCAAGCATAATTTCTTTGATTTGTTTTTTGTTAAGGTCAGTTCCTACATCATCGATATATTCACTAATTAAATCTGTAGTTTCAGATAGTTCAATAATATCTTCAACGTTATCTGCATTAAATTGTTCAAAGCTTTCAATAATTTTTAATTCAAATGGCTGTTTTAAATTAATTGCATCAATATATTTTTCAAAGTTTTCAAATGATTCTTTTTCTTTTACATATAGTTTTACATAGGTATTTTTTAAATCTTCGCCTTCTAAATCAGAAGGTTCACTATTATTTGCATAAATTAATTTGATATGATAACCATGTGGATTAGGAATAAATTCTAATTCTCTTGTTGCTGTATCTAATAGCCAAAAACCATGACGCCCACCAGAGTCAGACCACATAAGTTCATAAGGTGTACCAGTATATGTAAAATTTTCTGTTGTAGATTGTGTATGATAGTGACCTGATATCACTTTCTTCCAGTCTTTAAAATCAAATAAATCAAATCCATCTTTACTGTAATTACCTGGAAACATAAGTGCGCCTTGTACATCATAATGACCTATAAGAACATCACCACCACCTCTAATAATTTCAAAGCTCTTCTCGTAGTTTTCTTTACACACCCACGGCATCAAAGTAATCTGACAGTCTTCGATTGTAATTTGTTCAGTCTCTTCAACTACATTTACAAGATGTTCTTTACCTAATACTTGTGATGGTGAGTTATTTTTAAGTGAATGTTTAAATGGGATATCATGATTACCTACAAGAACGTCTAGTTGTATGTCGTTTGCCTGGCACCTTTCAACCATCATTTCTTTTTGAAATGCTAGTGTTTGGATGTTTAACCACTTACGTGAATCAAACCAATCACCGACTTGAATGATACGTTGTATTTTGTTTTCTTCTATATATGGCCAAAAGACTTCTTCATAAAATCTTCTTTGCCAAGATTCAATTACAACATTTCTGTTTCGAGCGCCAAAGTGAGTATCACCTAGTATCGCTATTTTCATCTAGTAGTTTTTCCCTTATCTTAGTAGCAGATATATCTTCAATATCTTTATCAAAATGCTCTTGCTCAATTTTATAACCTACATCTCTTCCATAAGTTATGTGAGTAATGTTAGGAACATTTATGATTTCATAACTAATATTATACTCGTAGCCTGCCTTTTTTAACTCATCGATAATTTGAGTTTTTCTTTGCTCAAAGGTGAAAGGGTTTTTGTCTGTGCCATCTTGTTCTCTTAAGAGAATTACTACTTGACCAGTTTTGGAAATTGCTCTCTCAAAAAGAGCAGTGTGTCCTTCATGCCAGGGTTGAAATCTTCCAAGCATTTGCGTAGTTTCTTTATGTCTATCCATTCGTTTACAGTATAGTCTACATCTAAATAATGTGGCATTTCAAATACTTTATTTGTGTCATCATATTCAGATTTTTTTATTGTGTTCATCCATATTGATATTGTAGGTTTAACAATATCTCTATAGTCCTGTCTTGGTGCTACAAAATCTAATATACCAGATTTACTTGCCATTCTATATGCTTGACGTAATCTACCATCATCACTAAAATCCCAATCATCATGTAATAATCTATAATAATCAGCATTATGGTGTGGTACTGTAAAATGATATGCTAGTTCTTTTGCTAAAGTTGTTTTTCCAGAACCAGGCAGTCCAAAGATTAGTATCTTCACTTCTTAGTCCTCGTCTTACGTTTCTTTTTAACTTTAAAATCAGGGTTCTCTTTAAAAAACTCTTCTTTCTTAGCTTCTCTTACTTTGTAATGTTTACCTTCAACTTCAAATTCAGTTTCACCAGCTTTAATTGCTTCAATCTCATGCTTAACTCTTAAAGTGTGTGACCTTAGAGTAAATCCAGTTCTGCCTTTTTCAGCTGCAGTTTTTGGTTTAGCTTCTTCAATATCACCTAGCTTTTGGTCAGCATAAGCTTGAGCTTTAGCACTGGCTTCATCTTGAAATTCACCATGTAAAAATAGACTTTGTTCAGCCTGTTGTATAAGCTTTAAGTCTATCATATATTTTCTTTTTTCTTTCTTAATTCTTTGTACCATGTGAGAGAATAAGATTTGTGTCACAAATGCAAATCCATTATCAAATCTATCACCATCAAATCTATATGCATATTTTACCGCTGCCAATATCGCATCTTGAATCATCTCATCTCTATATGAATAGTTAACAAAATTAGGTCTTAATGCCAATCTGTTAGCCATTCTAATAATACAATCGCCAAGGTACCTACTCATCTCAGGTCTTTCCTTGCCCTTCTCCATTTGTTTTCTACACTTACGAGAGTATTCATCTAAAGCTTTAGTAAATTCTTTATTATTAACGTAATGAGCAGAGTCTTTAGTTTGTCTAGCCATTATAAGTCCACACTGTTTATTTTGTAATCAAATTTTTCTTCCGTGTAATAACGGAACCTTTCACCAGCATGTCTTAATGTAAAATTATCTCTTGACTTCCATTTTATGTCATCAATAATATCAAATACTGTAGCTGGTTTATCATCATCTGTTTTTCTTAAAATTCTACCAATTGATTGAAGTACTTTAATTTTAGATTTTGATGGATGCGCAAATATAAGATTATGTAAGTTTCTGATATTAACACCAGTAGAAAATACACCAAGTGAAGCAACAATAGTGACATCATTGCTTTCAGCAAATTGCCTTGTCATTTCTCTTGAATCTTTATCTGTTTCTCCAGCAATATAATGTACTTCTCTATCAGTAAGTTCATCAATCTGCCTATGCATCTCTTTACCGTGGTCTAGTCTACTAAAAACAACTAGTGTATTACCAGGTAAATCTGCTGCTAGTTTAGATATAAATCTTTGTCTTTTTTCATGATTAATAATATGTGCTATCTCATCTTGATAGTTCATATCTTTCACAAGTTTTTTATCTTCATCTTTATAATTTAATCTGAGTAATTGTATCTTTACATCAGATATTTGGTCTTTTTCAATAAGTTCTTTTGTTGAAATCATCTTTTCAACATTACCAAATAGTCCTTTTAAAACTAATTCATGTGTTTTGGCTTCTTGTATAGTACCAGTCATACCAATTCTATCAGGACATATCACAAGTTTCTTCATTATATTCTGTATAGATTTACTTTGTGCATGGTGTACTTCATCAACTATCACACTTCCAAACTGTGCAAAATATCCTGCACTCATTTTATATAGTGATTGCCAAGTTGATACAACTACTCTTGCATCTGTTTGTTTTTCTTTTCCTCCACTGATGCCATGCATATCTTTGAACTTACCTTGTGAATAATCTTCAAAATCCGACATCATTTGTGTGACTAGGTTTATTGTTGGTACAATAATAAGAATTTTTCTATCATGTACTTCTCTCCACCACCTCATCAAAGCATATATGATTAAAGATTTACCAGATGCGGTCGGTGATAGACATAACATTCTCTGTTTACGCACGCCTTGTTTGAATGCGTCTATCTGATAGTCCCGCATCTGGATTTTTTTGCCACCTGAATGTACATCAAGGGCATCTAAGAAACCATCTAATATTTTGTCATCAATATTGTTTTCAATACCAGGCATATCTCGCTTGGTACCTTCAAACTCGACATCAATATCTAAGTCCTTAGAAAATTTTGCTATGTCTTGAACAAGACCAGCATATATTGTAGAGTCTTTTAAATTCGCTAGGCGTATCTTACCGTCCCAATATTTGTTTCTATACGCGGGAGTAAAATTAGCACCTGGAACTTTGAATGTAAAATAGTCAGATAAAGTCTGTAAATCTGCTTTATCTCCTTCAAAGTTTAGATAAACATCATTGAGTTTGCGAAATAAAATCACGGTAAGTTTTTTTCAATTGCTCATTTGGATAGCATTTAAAAGATATATCCAAGAATAAAAAATCATCCTGGTCAGCAATTTCCATAAATGTACCAATCTTAAATTTGTTAGTACCACTGGAATCAGTTTCTTGAAATACTACTGTAGGATTCTTTATCCTTACAGCAAAATCTCCTTCAGAAACTACTTCTCCAACAATTAATGGACCTTGGTCTTTTAGTTTTAACATTTTAATATCACCTGGCATTGCAGGAATTTTAATATCTTCGCTCATAAGCTACCACTCGTAAATCTAGCCCAATCAATTGCGGATTTAATTGAACTGTTTCTCCATTTGATTTGCTCAAGAATATGATTAGCACCTTCCAAAAGTATATCCATGTACTCTATTTTCTTTAATAGGTCCACTACCTCTGGGTCGGTGTTAACATGTTTCTCAACGCCCGCTTTAGTTTTCAATTTTAAATCAAATGGCTTCTCTTTATAATCATCTGGATTTGCTTGTCCAGAATAATAAAGTTCCTTTTCTTTCTTAAGTTCTTCTAGTTTATGATTATACGCGATTTTTTTCGCTCTGATATCTAATAAGATTGTTAGATATTTGTGGTGAAGCTTAGGTATATTTGTAGCCTCTCTATCAAGATTGACCTTGTCAATACCAGCGTCTTCTTCCCACATGGAAAGTAGTTGTTCGTGCGTAATCATTATAATAAATATACTGTGATAAACAATTTTTTTCTAATAATCACACTTTCAAAACGACTTGTTCAAAGTCAATTTAATCAACTCACATTTAGGAGACAATATGGCTCGAAGGCAGAAAAAGGCTTCGTTGCAGGCACAAATAGATTCGTCAAAAGCGTTTCATATTCAGCCAAAAAACGAAACCCAAAACTATCTTTTGGAATGTATACAAAAGAATATTATGACGGTTGTAATTGGACCGGCTGGTACAGGAAAAACTTATTGTACTGGTATGAAAGCTGCGCAGTTATATTTAAAGGGCGATTTCACAAAAATCGTTCTTACTCGGTCTAATATATCGACTGGTAAATCATTAGGTCATTTCCCTGGCACTATCGAAGAAAAGATGGAGCCTTGGGTAAAACCTATAATGAATGTACTTATTGATGCATTAGGTTCAGGGCGAGCGGAATGTATGCAAAGGCAAAAACAAATTGAAGTACAACCTATTGAAACAATTCGTGGTACATCTTTTGATAATAGCATAATAATAGTAGATGAAGCTCAAAACCTGACTATAGACGAGATAAAGGCAGTCACTACAAGAATAGGTGATAACACTAAATTGATACTTATGGGAGACCCAGCACAGTCAGACTTAAAAAATAATGACTTAATTAAGTTTGTAGACTTATGTCATCAGTATGAAGTGCCGGCGCCAATCGTTACTTTTAGTATTAAAGATATCGTGAGGTCTGATATAGTAGGTAGTTTAGTTAAGATGTTTACGAGAGCAGGAATCTGACTCTATATTCATCAGTGGCTCAAAAGCTAATCAACGTTACCTTTATGTAATACTTAAAAAGAGCTAAATTTTTTGAAATTATCGAAATAATTTTTAGTATTTTCAATTATTTCGTTAACAGTATTTTGGTAGTGATTTGTTTCTCTATAGTGTATCATATTGTGCACAATAGCCTCTTCAGATTTTGCTAAATGAGCTCTTCTTTCTTCAGGTGATAAAGCACACCAACCTTTGAGAATCTTATGTATTGCTCTTAATCTGTCACTAGTGTCTTCAATTTCGTCATATGAATCATCAATACCACTAAAGTCAGTACGATAACCATATTCTCTTAATTTTTGTAAGTGTCCTTTACTACCAATAATCATAAATGGATGCCCAACATAAATTGGTTTCCAAGTCTTTTCACTAAAAAATATTTCACCTTCATATAGACTTTCGGTCACAACCGATAGTTGAGAGTTTTCATACACGTCTAAATTAAGATTAGTAGCTTGGTTCGTGGTTGAATGGTCACCATCAATATGCTTTGGATAATTAAGAGACATTACATCAACCATATCTTCTTTTGCCTCTGGCAATAGCATCATAGCTGGACCTAAGTGATGTAAATAAGCACAACTTACTACTCCATCTTTTAATATGTCATCTTTTGCTAGTTGATACAAGTGTGCAGCTCTATGTGGTTTCCATACTCTATTTAGAGAGTTATAGGCTTTAGCATTTTTAGAGATATAGATTGGTTTTTTTCTATACTGTAAAGCTGCTAACCAAGCACAATTTTGAAAACAACCAGCATGGTCTACCATATCAAACATAAGTGGATTGTAATCTCTTAAATCACCGTAAGCAACAATAATACTTTTTTCTGGTAATTTAAAATTGACCATTGAATTATTAAGTTTCTTAATACCTGCAGTTGGGTCATTACCTTCTACACCAGAAAAAATAACAATTCTGAGTTTACCATCTCTCACATGCTGTAAGACTACTGGGTCCATAGCATTTAAAAAGCTATCAGGCTCATGCCAGTTTGGGTCATCTTTAATCATTCCCATCCAAAAGTCTATCCAACCATAGAATCCAATGGGATATATACCAGGTTCTTCTACACCGTCTTCGTGTATACTTAGACCTTCTGGCATAAAATCACCAGTAGCTGCCCACCAGCTATTTGGAAGTGAAAAATCTGAAGAAGGTTTGTAATTTTGCAGGTTTTGTTTTACCGCATTACTATCATAATAAAAAATCATTACTAAATACTATCGTTGTTTCGCGCCCCGTTTGTGTATGTTGAATGTTCGAAATATAAAAACTTAAATGATGATGTTGATGAAAGATACTCTACATCTTGTCTTGCTGCATCATATTGAGGACCATCAAGTGAAATAGGAAATGCATCAAAAAATCTCCATTCAGCCAGTGGCTTTAAATCAGCATCTGCTGCAAACAAAGAAATATTAGACATTGTGCTTAAGAATCCTGGCTCTCTAGAATCAGGCCTAGTTGTCACATTCTTTTTAGTGTATTCAGCAAATTGGTCATATGATTCTGGAGCAATCATACCTTTCATCCATTCTAATATCTGTCTATAACCTTTAAATTCTTTATCAATAAGAAACGTTACATCTAATTGTGCATAATCTAATGTATCACCAGGCACTGTCCTATTTGTATTATACGGATTTGATAGCGGTAATTCACCAGCACTTAATACTGGTGCATTTACCTGTTGTACTGTGTATACGATATCAGGTGCTCTATCAATAGTTAAAAAGAAATGCTGAGGTGCAGTAAAACTTAGCTCAGTTTGCCTGGCTAAGACATCTGAAAAATTTTTGCTAACCATTAGCTATCTACCTTGGCGCCAGCTCTCCACTGATAACAAGACCAATATCTGGCTTTCCATTTAGGTCCTGGGTTATCACAATTATGTCTTGCTCTAAAAGAAGCTCTTCTATCTGGGTCGTCTCTTTTGATTTCCATGTTTGGGTCACCGAATCTTACCATAACAACATTACCTTTTGGACCTTTTACATAAACCTTAAATTTAGATTTACCATCATTAACTCTCATGGGGTCGTTTAGTTTGACCTTTGTGCCTTGATACTCTGCTTCAGTAATGACATGGTCAAATACTTCATTACATTTCTCACAGCAAAATTCTTCAAAGTTTTTCATCATATACTATTTATATAAAAAAAGGGGAGCCGAAGCTCCCCTTTAAAATTCGTTATCGAACGTGGCTTACACGTTGTCAACTCTGAATTTTCTGTAGTACATGTTCGAACCAGGAGCATGTAAACCTTGAGATTGGATAGTTCTCGCAGCAAATGGGTTTGATACCATTCCGTAACGAGTTTTGAATCCAATTTTAGGTTGGAATGTTTCCTGACTGACCGCACGAACCATTTGCAATGGAACGTATGGGCAATAGAACATACCAGCATCCATATTGTTAGTACCTTTATAACCAACAACAACATAGTCACCGTTAGTTGCATAAGGGTCAACATAGACTTTAGTACGTCCGTTTAGTACTCCAGCAAACGTACCACTTGTTACGTCTACATTTAGATTGTCTTGCAATCCAGATGTGTAATCAAGTAGTCCAGCCATAGTTAAGGCAGATGCAACGTTCGCAGAACAAAGGATAAAGTTTCCTTTTCCTCTTCTAGTTTCAAATGCAATTTTATTACATTCTTTTTCGATTTGCATCATTAGGCCTTTTTGTCTTTCAACAGACCATCTTCCTTGACCATCAGCGATTAAGTCAAAGATTCCGTTAGTTGTAAGACCTTGGGCACCATATTTAGCCTGAGATAGGATAGTGTGAACAACTTCTCTATTGATTTCCGCTAGGATTTCAGTAGAAAGAATGTTAGCTAATTCAGCCTCAGCGTCCAAACCGTGGACAGCTTTAAGGTCTTGAACTAGTTCCATAGTGTATTCACTTTTGAGAGCTCTTGTTTTAGCTTCAACAGCTGTTCTCTCAATTGTGAATGACATTTCACGGAAGTTATCCCCTTCTCCCTCTCTTGTTGACATACCGAAAGAAGTGTTTCCTTCAGCTTGTCCACTTGGCATATAGCCAGTGTTGAGGCTAGGGTTTGCAGTGACTGTGTCTACAAATGGGTCATTTACAGGTGTAATTGAACCAGTATCAGTCACAGGGTCAGAGTCAGCAGTGCTAACACCATC